CATCGCTAACGGCTTCTGTGTTTCTTCAGCAATCGAAGTCCCGGAAGCAATCATGCGATCGTACACGTCCTTGGTATAACTGGTGCGGATGCTGTCTTCAGTATCAATAACACGGAATTCAAATCCTGGTTCACGCAGCTTTTCAAACACTTCTGCTTCATCACCCAGCTTGCGACCTTCTTCATCAAAGAACGCTTTGGCTTCGGTGACCGGCAATACCACAACCTTGTTCTGGAAACTATCCACATCCAGGTGAGGCAGCAGTTTAGCAGGATCAGACAAGATCATATCTTTTTCCGCTTGGTTGGTGAAACGAATGGCTCGCGTTCTCCATCCTGGGAACGAGTTCTCGTGGTCAAAGTCATATTCAACAAAACGAATACAGCCTTTAACGATTGTATCTTCAGCACGAATACCGCCACGACGTTTCATAGCACGTTTGAGGAATGTCCAATCTCCCTCTTTTACTGTCCACCAGTTTTCACACACCGTTGCTGTAAAGTAACTGCGCAGGTCAAACAGGTGGCGATTGTGGATATCAATGTTTTCGATATCCGTACGGTAACGCTGACCGCTCGTTCCGTAGATATTCAAATCATCATAACTGTCCCGTTGTGTAGCACGAGGTGGTGGCTGATTGGTAAAGCCCGGGGTCTGATTGTTTTTACGCATCAGATCGAACGATATCCGTAACAGCTCACGATCTTCTGCAGCCATGCCATCATGGTAATCCGGTACATAAGTTCCTGTCATGTCCGTCATACCGTTGTTCTTGCTGGCAGGCAGGCGTTGATCCATGCCCACACGCGCAACCTCTGGCATAATGTTGGTAATGTTACCTTCACTCATGCGTTCACCAGAGAAGTTAGCAGCGTCATACGGCGAGGATTCCTCGAAGAACTGGAATACCTTTGATGCTGCATCTTTGCGCATGTTGAACTTGCTCAATAGCTCCTGGATCTCAGGCGTCGGCGAATACAAGAAAGCCGCTGCTTTGTTAGACCCATTCAGCCAGGTAACAATTTCAAGATTCAAGATGTTCTCGGTCGCTGTACGCACTGAATGCAGTACAGCTTGACGAGGCGGCTGGCCATTGGCGTCTTTAATCACTTTCGCCATGATAAAGCCAAACCACACCGAGGTTCGAATTGCAACTACGTCCAGTAAATCATTACGTCCCACCAAGAACTTAATGAACTCAGCTTTGACATGACTGTTCACTGCACGAATAGAAGGATAGTTTTCCACGATGTCACGGAAGGTAGCGTACATCACCCCATGACGATAGATCTTCGCTTCTTGAACAAACTGAACTATCCACGCCGCCGCATGCTGACGGAAATAGTTAATCTGATCTTCACTGCCTTCTGAAGATTGCTCTTTGAACTCTTGAAGTGTTTTGTCTTCATAAATGTTGTTATACACAGGATCATAACTAGCGGCCTGTGATGATTGACGAACCAACTGTTTTACCAGACCCAGTGCATCCTGTTGCCCTGGAGCCGTGTTAGCGCCCTGGGTTCCCGGCCCAGTTGGTGCTGAAGTTGGTTGTACTGATGCTGTATAGCGGGGTGCGAGTGCCATTCTTTAATCCTGTTGAGTGTACGTCCGTGACTCCCTTATCTTCAAACGCGTCTCCGTGGCCCCAGCCAACGGAAGCCGCTCCTCTCGGATGCCAGTGAGATTACCACTAATGGTATACACACAAGGGGCTAAGAAGCCTCTAGCATCTGGATCAGGTTTGGTTACACGTTGATAACTGAAGACAAAGGCCATTGACGCATTAGTGAGGTTAGCCGTGTCGTGCACGTCAAAGTCACCTGAAGCTTGTTTCCTTTTACCCGTAAATACCTTGTGCTGCGCCATAACGCCGAGCATGTATTCCGAGAACGGGTTATCCGTTGGAGTCGGTTCCAGGATCATATTTGCCAAACGCGCATTGTCGATTGAACGAAGCTTAATGCTACTGTTTGTGAGGAAGTTCTTGACCTTCTGATAACTAAGTTCAGAGTTGTTCTTAATGAAGTGCTTGAACTGGTTTGCCAGTGTGCTCAAACCATCAAAGGTAAACTCCATGCTTGCCAATTCTTTATTAAGAGCGCTGCCACGATCGGTAGTCTGCACGATCTCACTGCGGTTCGCGATGATATAGTTGAAGAGTTCAAACATATCTTTCACGTACACAGACTGGCTGGCAAATTTGCGAATGGAATCTTCTTCGAGCAAATCATTCATGGAATCAAAATGCTCGTCCATTAGACGGAGCACATAATCATTCGGGTCACCCGGTTTAACCGAACAGCGCCCGATCAGTAAACGCCAATAGTTCTTATCGTCAATGTCATCCATCTCAAAGTAAGACGGCATGCACGAAATGACAAACAAGAGTGCGGCAGCATACTGAACGCCCATGCTAGATAACTCTTTGCGCTTCTCGTTTTTATTACGCAACGCAATGCCCAACTCCAGCGGGATAAAGTCACCCAGGTACTTGTTGTTGGAACTGCCACTACGCGTAAATATCTCCCAGCGATCTTTTGGAAGACAACGTTTAGTCAATATTTCAACCGGCCCAATTTCATATTCGCATTCGCCATAAAGACGCATGGCCTCACTGAAACCGAAGTTACCAAAGATATACCAGCTCAACAGAGGGAACGGGGTTTTCTTACTGGTAATCGCACGGGATTCACTCGGGCTATAGAAACGGTTGGCGGCTAAGTTCAAGTCAATGGTCGAACGGGGCAGATTGCTCAGCTCCGTATGCACTTTATCAAAACGGAAGAATTCCGCACCGATCTTTGTCTTGAAGCTCAATACCTTAAAGAAGATAGACTTTTCTTTCGTTACGCTCAGGCCACGTTCAGCCATGACCATCTGTAACGAATACTGACTATCGCGGATCCACACATCGCCATAACGATCGCAGTACAACAGCATCGTTACGATTGGCGGGAACGGTTTAGTTTCACCGGTCTTGGGATCGCGCCAGGAGAAATTGATGGTGACAGGGTAGTAGCTCTCTTTGTGCGTGTCATAAACCTTGGGTTGACGACCGCGAAGGAATGCAATGTATTCCTTGGGCTTCATGCGACTGATGCCCTCAAAGATCACGCCTTTCTTTTCAACATCTTTAAAGATTAATCGATAGATATAGTTAAGATAACGATATCCGCCCTCAAACTCTCGGAGATGGAACCCTTCAACAATTGACTTGTTGAACTTCGGCATTGTGGCATCAACTGCCTCTACCAGTTTCGGTTGCATCAACCCTCCATTTGTGTCATGTCACTGTTTTATAAATACTCAGCAACGCGCTACAAACAATCGAAGCATTCTTAACGTATCCTCCCAACGTGTCCATGCCTTGCTTCTTTTTCTCCAACTTATCGAAGAACTTCTGCTCAAGATCCTTCTTGATCACTTCGGCCTTAAGTCTGGCAACTTCATTTGTAGTGGCTGCCACTTTTTGTATCAGCTCACCAATGCTAAGACGTTGAGTTCCCAACATTGTCATAAGGTCACGATTCTCTTTCTTGAGGTTGTCCACACTCTTGCGAGTACGGAGCAGCTCGTCGGTGTTGCCTCCTAATAGTGCCTCTTGTTCACTCATGAATATACCATATTGCTGTAGTATTTTATTATCAATCTCGTCAAAGGGATAGTAAACCTGAATCCCGTCAACGTCCTCGCCCTCACAAAACAAGTACAGACCTGGCGTTTGGTCTGGTACCCTCACTGCATCCACCTTTACCGCACGACCAAAAACGTTTGTCCACAGATTCCCATAACGGTTCTCCGGGTCAATTAACTTAATGGATGCGTTGACACTGTTATCGGCATTGGCTGTATCGACAATGTTATCTAACGCCTCGCTGGGCGTATTGAGCGCATGTACTTCACGCTCGAACTTGCCCAGGTAAAGAGTGAAGCCCAACATCTCACTGTGTACCGCATTCTTCCGACTGATCTCATTATTGGTGATATAAACAATAAAGAAGATGTCTTGGTTCTGCAGCATTAACTCATCGTGGGGATGTGCCTTAACCAAATCGTCAATACGTGACTTCAACTGCTTCATCACGGCTCGATCGAAATTTGTTAATGCCTCATCAGGATTGACTCGCAGTTTTTTGATGTTGACGTTGTTAAACCGAAACTCAATGTAAACACGTTCACCTGAGTCGTCCCAGTTGTCGTGGAGTTCATAACTAATTCCCCCCTTGTGACGAATCTGCAGAGGAATGCGCTTAGGATTGAATATCTTGTAATCTAAATTAAAACATCTCATGTTCAGGGCCCTTTATTTGTTTCTCTGATCCGTCGATCATTTTGAGTGTATACTGTCTAATAATGTAGGTCTGAAAAATAAATGGCAAACATAAATAATACTACTCCCAACCCTTCCGGGCGGGAGTAGTATTTATTAGATTACAACTGGGGTTGGCCTCCCATCATCCTAGGTAAGCCGACTGATCAAGTTCACCGTAAAAGGTTGACGGGAGGATGATCAGTTTCCCGAGGCTGGGGTGACGTCTTTGGTGATCACCGGAGATTGAGCGTCATTGACGATCTTCACTTCGGTAGGTTGATCAGAAGCCGCGCCGCCAGTGGTGTTGACAGCAGTGCCTGGAGCAGAGCTAACTTTAACGCCGCCCAGTTTGAAGAACACGCCAGCATCGCCCAGGAAGTCTTTCGCGTCTTCGATGATCAGAGATCCAACGATGACGTTCAGGTTCCAGTGCAGGTAGCAAGGCATGGTCATCATGACACCGAAGTCCTGGTTGCCACGAGTCACGTTACCGTGCAGTACAACGTTCTCTTTAGCAACGTTGACACCGATACCACCCAGCGGGTTGATGCGGTCTTCAGTTGAGTCGTTCTGAGGAACGATCAAGATCTTACCGATCATGCTGTCGAAGTTGGTCGCAACGATGTTGAAGTCTTCGGACGCAGTGATACGCGCGTCGCCAGAACGCATCAGGAAACGCTCGAGGTTCTGGTGAACGATCACAGACCATTTGGTCTTAGCGATACCAGAGTACTCGTTGATGGCAGCGATACCAGATTTGAACGCCAGAGCAGCAGTGATGTCCTGGATTTCAGTCAGCAGCAGTGAACACACGTTAGTGAACACGTCAACGTTATCAGGAGAACTGATGTGATCCTGAATGCGGAACGAACGGTGCACAGTAGACGCTTTAACGTACATGCGACCTGGCAGATCGTTACCACCGTTTTCGTTATCAACAACTGGCGCACCATCGATAGAGGTGAGGTATTCCAGATGTTTGTACGCGGTTTCGAAGGCTTTCTTCGAGCAGTTAGTCTGGATGGTAACACCCATGTAGCTAACAGCATCGTCCAGTGCTTCTTTGTTCACGTCTTCAGGACGCACTGGGTATTTGACAGAGATCGGATCCTGACGACGAGTGGTCAGTTCTTTGCTGGTGTCAAACACTTCCAGACGGTAACCGAAGTTGCCGTTTGAGGCGTTGGTCAGGTTCATGCTTGGAGTTGCGGCGTTAACCACACCACCTTTCAGACCCTGCAGCAGAGCTTTCTGCTCAGCAGTTGCGCCGCTGTGAGTTACGCGCTTGTTACCGTCGTTCAGATCGGTCAGTGACTCAATGGTAACAGTACCAGTGGTCAGCTCCAGGCGGTAGCTCTGACGGTTGTAACGCGCAGTCATACGCACAGACAGGTTCGGCTCGAAGCCTTTGTCGTAGTACGCTTTGAAGACGGTTTTAACGTCGAGCGGTTTGTTGTCGCCGCCAACCAGCGCAGTTACTGGCAGATGACGCAGAGTGATGTCGAGATCACGGTCGTTCGAGTTCTGGCCAACAGAGGTCGGAGACATGTTGATGTTGGTCATTGACTCGGTAGGAACGAATGCCTGGATGGCAGTGCCGTTCAGTTTACCGGTGAAGCCCAGTTCCAGAATACGGATAGATGCTGATTCGATATCATCAGTATCAGTCCATGGACGCTGACCAGGAGCGGTGCAGAGGCCCAGCAGGTTGTTAACAACGCCTGGGACAGCCAGCATCTGAGTCAGGTGCTCTTGACGACCATATGCATCACCAGTAGGGTAAGCTTGGTCAACCGGCGCTTTGATGTCTGCGTCGATGAACAGCTGTGCGTTTTCGTCGTTCTCGTCAGCAGGCAGAACCGGCCATACGCGCAGAACGTCGTCACGGAAGATATCACCGTTACGCAGGATACCGAAGATCGGAGTCAGTTCGGTCATGCTTTCCCATGCAGAAGCACCGGAAACGTAAGAACCTACGCCAGCCGCACGAACAGTCAGTTTCACACCTTCATCTTCGTAACGCACGGAGATGGTTTTGTACAGCTCTTCAGCAGCTTTGGTCTGCAGGCGAGTCTGGGTGTTCAGAACGATGTTAACCGCTTTGGTTTCCATGCTCTGGCCCGGGAACTGTGCCAGGGTGAAAGATTCAAGACCCTGACGACGAGAGATGTCGTTCAGCACGTCCTGAGTATAGGTGCTTGCCGCGATTTTGTCAACGTCAGTACGACCGATCGCTGCTTTAGCCGCGTCGAAGCCGCCCTGGGACAGAGTTGCTACCATGCCTTTCTGAAAGGTGCTGTTGCCTTCGCCGTTGAAGATCTGACCGAGTTGGGTCTTGGCATCGTCGAAAGACTCGCATCCGCTCAGCGCGGCGAAGCTTGTGTTTTTGGTCAGGGCGATTGCCTGATTAATAAGGTTGCCGGTGTTGCGAACTCCAGCTTTGACGTCTTTAAAAGCCATCGTATAAATCCTTCTGTTTCAGTTAAGACATGAAATAAACAAATATATTTGTTAACTCGCTTGCGCATAAAATATAACAGTGATAGCTATAGTCTACGTCAAGGCTCTTGTTCCAGTGCATAGAATGCGTTCGAGAGGGTGAACTCGTTCAAACCAGACTGGATTACTGCATTAAAGTGAAGATCCTGATAACCAAAGTTCTCATATAAAGTATCCATGAGAGCCATAGCCAAACGGTCTGCTTTAAGCAGTGTCCAGTTAGGGTAATCAGATTGCACACAACCTCTGTCAGCGATCATCAGAGCAAGGCCGCCTTCAGCGCGACGATAGAAGTATGTGTTGTGGCGCTGCAATAGTTCAATAAAATACTGCTTGATATCATCACGTGTAGTGATAACCTCTTTCAAGAGCGCGGTCTGTGTTGCATTTGACGTCTCAATAGGATAGTCAACTTCCGGTTTACCCAGACGTTTTAAGACAAGCTCCTGGAGTAAAAAGAAACTACCCACCTCATCAAATGTTAATTTATTCAACTTTTTCCCCAGCTCGGAAAGCTCGGAATATTTTATACCATTTTTTTCGATAAGACTGACCATGTCCGAGGTAAGGACCCAGAAGTCGGTTTTCTCGTTCACGTTCTTTAAAATAAATTTCATGTTGTCACCGGAGTTAATATGGGTCATCTGTTAATGTTGGTAAAAGTCCTCACTTGCTTTTATCATGCAAAGAAGTTAAAAGACCGCGGATTGTTAAATGAGTTGACCGATGTTCTCGGAACGTTAAAAACCCCCAACACGGATGTGTTTGTCCAAGATCGCAAGATCGACAGCGCAATTCGCTCGACCATCGACTGGATCTTAGAACAACCGGACGATGAAGCGATCATAAAATCAATGCTTATGCAGCGGGTATATTCGTTTGTTAAAGAAGCGCCTGAGCTGAAAGATCTGATGGAAGTTGGGTTAGAGGATTATCCAACAACTGAGCGTACGCGTCAGATCATCTACAAGCACATCGACGAAATAAAGAAAGAACAAGAAACTTCCAAAATCAATGATGCGCTGAAAAAGAAAATCAAGGACTTCCACTTTAAAGAACTCCGCCAGTTCCAAAAGAACGACTGGGTGGAATTCATGGACGTCATTCAGGGCAAGATCAACCAGGCGTATAACGAAGAGAAACAAAGTGAAGTGGTTGATTCAGTTTCCTCTGATGACAAAGACCCCTTCATTGAAATCATTGAGCGTGCTCAGCGTGAGCAGAACGGTGATGGTATCATCAAGTTAGGTATCCAGGG